ACTTTATATTAATGAATGAAGAAACATACTAAACTATATTTAGATTACTTTGGGTATGGCATAGAAGATTTTATTCCCTGTGAATCCTGTGGCGCAAAGGCAGTAGACATACATCACATAGAAGCAAGAGGAATGGGGGGAGACAAAAAGGCTGATAATATAAAAAACCTTATGGCATTATGTAGGCAATGTCATTTAGTTATGGGAGATACCAAAACACACATGGAGTATTTAAAACAAAAACATAAAGACAAATTAAATGAAAGAATCTATTAAAAGTGTAAAGATTGGAACAATAAAACCTAATCCTACAAATCCTAGAACTATTAAAGATGGCAAGTTTAAACAATTAGTAGAAAGCATAAAGAAATTTCCTGAGATGCTAACTCTTAGACCTATTGTAGTTAATAAAGATATGGTTGTACTAGGGGGTAATATGAGATTAAAGGCTTGTAAAGAAGCAGTATTGACTGATGTGCCAATTATTATAGCATCTGATTTTACAGAGGAACAACAGAGAGAATTCACAATAAAGGATAATGTTGGCTATGGAGAGAGGGATTGGGATGAATTAGCTAATAATTGGGAAACAAGCGACTTAAAAGATTGGGGCTTAGATATTCCTAACTTTAATATCGATGACGATAGTGAGCCTGTAATTGATAAAGATTTGCTAGGCAATGCACTAGACAGATATTTAAATAATAACATAAAGCAGATAGTTCTATATTTTGAGAACGAGCACTTTGAAAAGACAATGAATAGACTTGATGATATTGCGAAGGCAAATGACCTTGAAGATAATAGTCAAGTTCTTTTATTATTGTTAGAAAAATATGAAACTAAATGAAACTTTTAATAGCAGTACCTTCAAAAAAAAGGTCAGAAACATTTGAAAAATATACTAAAAAATTATTAGTAAATATTAATTATGATTCTGCAGTATTTTTAGAAGAAGAGGATTATGACCAATATCAATATCATACAAAAATAAAACTACCTGATTCAAATAAGGGTATATCTTATTCTTTGTCTTACATAAAGCAATATGCACAAGAAAATGGCTATGATGCAATTTTTAAGATTGATGATGACCTTCGTAAGTTTGGTAATGTATTTGAAGATATGCCACAAATATTAGAACAATTAGAAAAATACCCTAGCCTATCTGCAATTACTTTTCCTTATGCTTTTGAATTTTACGCAAAAAGCAAAAACTTGTTCACGCATATTAATAAAAGAGTACAGACCTGTTACATTATTAAAACTGATAGATTTAGACCACAAATAGGGATTAATACATTTGAGGACTTTTGGCAGTTTTTCCAAATAATAAACAATAACGAGTTTACATTATTCTGTGCCAAGCATATGATTGACTGTAAACCTGTTGGCTCAGGCGAAGGTGGTCACCAATGCTTTGACCGAAAAGAACAAGCAATAAAAGAATTAGATGTATTTCGTAAAATAGACCCAACTATTGATGTAATTGTTAAGCCTGATAGGTCATGGTACTATGAGCCAAAACTAACCGATGCTAAATATAAATCAAAAAAGATATGAAAATAATAGAAATAGTTCCTGCCAAATTAGATGTATCAACATTTAAAAAAAGAACCGCATTTGATTCTGATGCAGATAACCTAATAAATTATGACTGCTTAATTACAGAGAACGGCATTCCACGAATCTTATATGTTAAGCTAACAAATGATACGGATGCTTTAAGATGGGCTGTAAAGAACATTAAATATACAACAGGCGTACGCTCTCGTGGATTAAAAAGTCAGTCTGCGATTTTTGGTTATAAGCCAAAGGTAACAATGAGGCAAGACTTTTGCAGTTCAACAAGTATGATTAATAATTTCCCGAAGCAACATTACTTTATAACTGAATATGCAAAGAACCTAACTAAATATTATAAAGAATACTTTCCTGAAATATTTGAAATACACGAAGAAATTGTAAAAGAAAAAATATTAGACCAATGGACTATTGACGGCACACCATTTACAAGTGGAATTGTTAATAAGGATAATCCATTAAAATACCACCACGATTCAGGTAATTTTAAAGGAGTGCTATCAAATATGGTAGCATTTAAACGTGGTATGAAAGGTGGTCGTTTAGTATTTCCTGAGTATAATATTAAACTTGAAATTGACGATAATACTTTATGCGTATTTGATGGTCAAAGTATTTTGCACGGAGTAAGTAATTTTGAAAAACAAAATGATGATGCATACCGATATACAATAGTATATTATTCTTTAGAACAAATGTGGAAGTGTGATTCAATTAATGAGGAAATAAATAGAATAAGAAAAGTTAAAAAACAAAGAGAGTTTAAAAGACTTGACCCTGAGCATTTAGCATCTCTTGTTAAAAGAAAAGGTCAATTAAATGACGCTTCATCAAAAGAATATATGGCTCACTTTAATAAACCAAAAGATGAATAAAAACTTAATACCATTCGTTAAAGGGCAGTCAGGCAACCCAAGTGGTAGACCAAAAAAATATGCCACTATTCTAAAGGATAATGGCTATAAATTATCGGAAATAAATGATACTATTCAAAGTATGATGGCAATGAATTTAGATGAATTAAAAGAAATATTTGATGACTCTGGTGCAACAATACTTGAAAAGACATTGGCAAATGCTATGCGCACTTCCCTTAAAAAAGGAAGCCTTTATAGTATTGAAACATTATTATCAAGGGTATATGGTAAACCAAAAGAGCAAATAGATACAAATAATAGAACAGAATTGCAAGGTAAAATACAAATTGAAGTAACTACAAGTTCAATTCCATTAGCCAATAGAGAAACAGATGTCGATATTAATAAATAAGATATTTAATACAACTGTTGTATTTAAGGCTAATTATGAATCGACAAAAGATATTGTAATTAATCAAGGGGGTACTTCATCAGGTAAAACCTATTCAATTATACAATGTTTATTTTTACACGCAATAGAGCAGGACAATCAAGTAATAACTGTTGTTGGTCAAGATATACCAAATTTAAAAGTGGGTGCGATTCGTGATGCACAAACTATAATAGAAGGCAGCGAGATTCTAAAATCTTTTATTATTGAATATAATAAATCAGATAGGATATATACTTTTATAAATGGCTCTATTATTGAATTTAAGAGTTATGACGATTGGCAAGATGCTAAGTCGGGGAAGCGTGACTATTTATTTTTAAACGAGGCTAATGGCGTTCCTAAGCCTGTTTGGGATGAATTATATATTCGTACTAAAAAGAAGTGTTATATTGACTATAATCCTAATACAGAATTTTGGGTTCATAATGACTTAATAGGAAAAGAAAATGTAGAGTTAATTATATCTGACCATAGGCATAATACCTTTCTTGATGAATCAATACATAATAAGATTGAGACGATTGAGGACTTAGAACTTTGGAAGGTTTATGCACGAGGACTTACAGGAAAATTAGAAGGGGTAATATTTAGGGATTACAATGTTATTCCAAGTGTGAGTATTGATGCTAAACTTATAGGATATGGATTAGACTTTGGTTTTACTAACGACCCAACTGCTTTAGTTGCAGTATATAATCAATCAGGAGAGCTTGTAATAGATGAATTAATATATAGTAAAAGATTATTAAATTCAGATATAAATAATTTATTAAATGAATTAAACATATCAGGTATAATAGTTGCAGATTCAGCAGAGCCTAAAAGTATAGCTGAATTATCACAATATGGATGGCAAATACAAGCAGCAAAAAAAGGAGCAGATAGTATTAGGCAGTCAATTAATACGTTAAAAAAATATAAAATTAACGTAACGCAAAGAAGCCATAATATTAAAAATGAATTAAATTCATATAAGTGGATTCAAAATAAAGATGGAAAGTTAGAAAATAAACCTGTTGACTATATGAACCATAGTATAGATGCAATTAGGTATGTATGTCTCAACTTGTTAGATAATGTTGCGCAAGGCAAATATTCTTTTATGTAATTTACCGTTTATCATCTTTATTTACCTTTTATGTAAATAATGTGTTTTTATTTGGAAAAATACATATATTTATTTTAACATTGTGTAACAAACCAAAAACAAACTATATGAAAGCAAATTTTGAAAAAATGACAAAATGGGAACTAGAAAAAGCAATGTATATACTTGTACAGGCAAAAGAACTAGGAATGGATATCTCAGGTTATGGAGAATTGGATGTAAATCCTAATAGTGGTTACACTTATTTATGGCTAGAAGATTATGAATTTTCTTTATATATGCCTATAAATTGTGATTTAAAAAGACAAGACATATATATGTTTTATTCAGACTTTGAAACAGGAGAAGAAACAGAAGAATCATTAGAACACTTTACTAGCATTAATGACATATATGAATTTATAAACACAATCAAAAACTAACATATGAAAATCCAATTAACAAACCAAGAACACGCATTATTATTAGATTCTATATTTGCTAGATTAAGGCAAATAGACAGATTAATTGATGGCTTTGAAGACCATAAATTAGTACAGATTTACACAGATGACAAGAATTTATTATTAGAATTACAAAGTAAACTAGAAAAACAATATGAAACAGAATCAGTATAACATAGAGGCAGTATTAATACTAATACTAGCCTTTGGAATAGTAGCTTTATTCCAAAACATTTAAGAGCATAGACCACCTCAAGAAATTAAATATTTAAAACAACAAATAGTAATTACAGGGACTTGGGGTGGTTATTTAAAACAAACATTATGAAAGAAAACATTGAGGATTTAA